TCATTAATCGAGACGGTTGCAGGCTCTTCATCTTCGCCTAGCTTAAATTCAAGTTGTTCATTGGCCATGGGATGTTCCTTACATGTGGACGATATCTTGCGGGTCATTGATCACGCCGAGCACTTCGTCATCGTTGATGAAACGAATCTCGCCGCCGTCAATCGGGATGCGCGCACCTGCATAGCGACCAAAGATGATCCAATCACCTTCCTTGCACCACGGGCCGTCAGGGAACTTCTCCTGGTCGTAGTAAGCAAGCGGTCCTAAATGCAGCACGTAACCCACGGTGGTAGCCACCTGGGTGCGCTTTTGGGTTTCCTCAGACAGGGCAATGCCGCCTTTGGTTTTCTGTGCGCCGCGATAAGGCAGGATAGCGATGCGCCATCCGGTTGGTCGTGGCAAACGACTCAGGACGCTGCCTTCGATCAACTGCGGATCAAAGTTGCCTTCCTTGTCATACGCATCGTCCAACGCGGGCTTGCGCTGGGCTTCTTGCTCCTGCCACTTCTGTTCAAGTGCCGTCAATGCCATCAGAGATTCTCCTCTCGCTCGTTTAAAAGATCTTTGACCGTGACCTCAACAAGCTTGAGTGCCTCTAAGCGACCCATCAGAAAACGATATCGTTCCATATCAGGAACCGATCCGTTAAGCACAAGTCCTTCCGTGCTCTCACGTAGTGTTCTAATTTCTCTCAGTATGCGTTCGACTAAGTCAAGCATGGTCACAGTCCATGAAAAAGCAGGTGGTTTGGCCCCCACCAGAAGGGCAGACATCAGCAAATGCGGGTTTTCTTCGTCCGCATCACTTTGCCCTGGCCACGGGTGGTGACAAACCCGCCTTTAGCCATTGTCTTGACCGTTGCCATGTCAGGAGGCGAAGGAGGAGGACCCTTATCTTCGGTATAAATATCCTTATCCTTCTCTTTTTCCATTCTTGCCTGTTCCTTTTCCATCTTTTCTTTCTTTTTTACATCTTCAAGAGATGGGTAACGCTTTTCCTTTGCTTCAGCCATGATGAACGCTCCTAGTAGATTTTCACAGGACGATTGCCGTCCTTTTTCTTGACCGTCATAAACGGACCTTGCACCCCAGCAGGCGTACTGCCCGCTTTGTACTTACGTGGCTTGCCTGCGGTGCTGTAGGCAATAGCAGCGGCTTGCTTAATCGCGTCGCCTTTGTTTTTTGGCTTACTAGTTCCAATGGAACCTGTTTCCTTGTACTTCCTAATCATCTCGCCGATATTGCCTGAGATGACCTTCTGGCTTTTGCCTTGTTTAAGCGGCATTTCGATCTCTCCGTTGATTTGCCAATTGAACCTGCTGCGTGCGACGCGCATTTTGCTCCATCAGGCTTGCGCGCTCGCGTGCAACGGTTGCTCGTTCAGCCGCAATGCGCTCCTGCGACTGGATTCGTGCTTGATTCGCCGCCGTATTGGCCTGGGTGCGCTGTTGCTCAATCATCAAACGTTGACGATCAATCTGCTGCTGGGCTTGATCATTTTGTGCACGAATCTGGAGCTCTTTTTCCTTCAACATGACTAACGGATCAGGGCCACCGCCTTGATTACCCATCAACTGCTCTTGCATGGTCCTTGCCTCTTGCATAAAGGCTGCAACCTTCAAGGCAACCATCGCTTCGCGCTGTAATTCAGAAACCATGCGGTCTGGATCAAGGCCATAGGCGACAAAAAGCTCTGCCTCGGTAGCTTCTTCAGCCTTCAAGCGCACATGCTCAAGAATGTGCTTCTGTAATACCGCTGCGGCCAGGGGTTGCGCTTGCAACATGGGCGATAAACCCATCATCAAGTGGCTTGCAATGTGTGCGTCATGCTGTTGACCTGCAAAAGCCTTCAATTCCATTGCATCAAGGACATCGGCGTTCTCTTGCGCGGGGTCCTTGGGCATTTGAGTGCGCTGCGGCTTCAAAATGCTGTCAATATCGCGCACATTCATCGCTGCATACACCCGATAAAACGCCTCGTACATGTTATGCATCTGCGGCGCGGTCTGCGCCATCTGCAATTGCATCTGTGCAAGCGTTAAACGCTGGGCTGATGAGAAAATATTGGGATCCGACACCGGCTGCACGGCCACAAGGTTGTCAAAGTCCGATTTTTTGATCTTTCTCGACGCTCCGGGCACGTCATAAGGGTACTCGTCTGGCAAATACATGCCAAAACCCTCGGCCAACAGCTCAAATTCCTCTTTTAACGCATAGTGCAAGCGTTTATGGATGGCTGACATGACCTGTGTGCCACGTTCAAGCAGTGCAAGCGTAGTTCCGACCTGCGCCATCTGGTTGCCCTCGCCCACTTGCATGTCGGCGATGTTGGCAAGACGTCTTCCGGCGTCCACGCAGAACCCAAGTAAGGCAAAAAGCGTCTGCGAAGGCTCTTTATAGGGCAGTGGCAGCATGTTTTGCTGCAATTCCGCACCGCCCACGTCAATATCGCGCCATTCCCCCGGCTGAATCGGGTTGTCTTGGTCCGCGATCCGTGCGCCTTTGGCCTTAAAGCCTGCTGGAAGGTTTGAAAGCGTGCCTGCATCGAGCAATTGACGCAGTGCAGCCGTGGCCGTCTTCGATAAACCACCGATCAAGTGCACGAAACCAAGGCCATAGGACCCCAGGCCCTCGATCAAAACGTAGTGAACGAAGTAATTGCGCCTGTTTTTGCGCTCATCGTCCTCTTTCCAGTTGCGTTTGATCCCGATCACGCGCTTGGTCGCCTCATCGATCGTGATTACATAGGGCAATTTGATGCCTGTGGGCTCGCCTTTGTCGTCTATGTCCTCAAATCCAGGCAAATCGTAGTCAACCTGGAACTCAAGCAAGAAGATTTCTTCAGGCGCACCGGTTTCCACCACGCCCGTTTGCTTATCCACCTGATAACGGATCTGGCTTGCATCCGATGGGTAGAGTTCACTCTCCACAATCACATCCAAATACTCGCCTGCCACTACGCGCTTGCGGTATTCGTTGGAATCCATCGCAATCCGGTGCGTGATCCGTGGGCATTGGCTCATGACGCTTGATCCGTAGTACGGAATAAACACGTCATCGGCCAGCACAAGCTTGGACACCATCCGATCCAGTTGGGCGTCAAAGTAAACCTTCTTAAACACCGAGCCGCCGTAGCCTAAATAGAACATCGCCTGATCAAACTCAGGCGTGTATTCCTTCATGACGGTCGTGATCTGGTAGTTCATAAAGTCCTGCACGCGTCCTGCCTGCTGGAACTTGTCCAAGGTCTCTTTGCCCAGGATCTCCGTGCGCACGGGACCGCCCGCAGGCATCAGTTCCTTGGTCGCTTGCGCTTGGAACTGGACCACCGCTTCCATCAGCAAGGGGTGAGTTGCTGCTGCCGCGCCTCTGAAAGGCTTGGTGCGCTCTTCAAAGCGCATGCCTAAGAGCTCAAGGCCCTTGGCATAGGTCTGTTCCCAATCGGATCGGCTTGACTTATCAGCCTCAAAGAAGGCTGAGAGGTCGATTGCAATCTTTGACAGCGTGTCGTCGTCCACGACTTCTGCAAGATTGGCGTAGAAATCAACGTCCTCGTTGCTATCTTCCCCGATCTCGATCGTCGCCCCACCGTCCTCGTCAAGAATGATCTCAATCTCGGGTGCATCCTCCGCATCGATCTCGATCGATGTCTTCGGGGCTTCGTAGAGGGCTTTGTCGATGGGCATGTCTAGGCCTTTTTGCGCTGACTTACCTGCGCGAGTTTATCGAGTTGTTGCTTGGAAGTCGATGTTTCACGTGGAACATTGACAGAGCCGCCATGGGCAAAGCCTTCTTCGCCGTACAACTGGCGCAGAAGGTTGACGCGTTCAATGTTCTCTCCAAGCGAGCCAGGGCCGTAAGCTCCTGGATCTTGGAAGATGTTCATCATCTCACGATAGGTGTACGGTATATCAGGATGTACCTGCAAACCTGCTTGAGCCTCAAGCACACGGTTTCGGGCTGAAAAGGGATCGCGTCTGTGAGCATCATATTCGCGGTGAACATTCCTATAGTATTCAAGCGCAGGAGACTGCTCAAGGTATCGCATTGATTGCTCAACCAATGGTTTGACTTCTTCAGGAGTTAAGTACTTGTTCCCTAGCTTAACTAAACCAGCGTTTTCAAGATCCTGGACATCGGACCAGTTCCCAGAGCGCACGAAATCCTGCACAAACGGTAGGTATTCGTCTTTGGGGGCGCGGTTGGCTTTGCCTTTGATTTGTTGAATCAACGAAGGCATGTTTTCTTTAGCTAACTGGGTTGCAAGTTCAGAGATTTCTTCCTCGCTTGCATTGGTAATCCCCCGAGCACGCATCATTTCTTCGGCTTGCGGTAGATACCCTTTAACAACCTCCCACCTCGGAGCGTAAGGGTAAGGCTGAACTTCAATCGTCACATGTGGCTCGCCCTTAGCGTCACGCAGCGAATAAATGCGCGAGCGGCCCTTTTCCACATCTGGGCAGTAACCCCCGACGCAGTGTTTCATAGTTTCGCCTTCGTATTTGAGAGCGTCTTCGAGTGACATCCTACCAACGACTTTTTTGGCCGCAGCGTCAACTCCGTTGGCATCATCAAGGTACTGAACGACTTGGCCCTTTTCGTCCTGCAAATACGGGGTGCCATGACTTGTTTGAATTGAGTAACCCTTAGGCAATGCCAAGCCCTCAGTTGGTGCCCTCAACTCAACCCAGCGCAGACCTCGCTGATTAGGCTCGGCGGTGCCAGGGACGGTGTCATACGCTTTGTACTCAACCGTAGCGGCGTTTTGTGAGCGCTTGAGGTCAGCCGCTACCTTTTGCTCGGCCCGCCACTTGTTGATCTTATCCACTAGCTCAACCGCTTGAGGCACGGACACCTTATCAAGCTGCTTAGGTGTAAGCTGCAACGCGCGAGGCAGGCCGCTGTTGGGATTGAGCGAGTTTTTCAATTCGTCAATAAGATGATCAAAACCCAACTCGCTGTAGTCCGGTCTGTAGTTGAGCGTATCTACGCCGTATATACGTTCATATGGGTCAACCTTTGTGAGCCAGGGATTGGCGGCTAATGTTTGATCAACAAAACCTTGTCCATACTCTTTTGGATTAAGTAGATTCAGCGCCCTGTCCGTTTGGATCATGTAGTCCGAAGCGGTCTCCCATTTTTTAGCCGCCTCTGACCTTGCTAGGCCTTCTTCAGGATAACTTAATGCCCGACGCGCCACGGCTTGGTTTGTGGGGTTCCCGGCTCCTGGATAACTACTTAACTGCTCTGGGTCAACGTGCAAGATACCCCGCTCGGCCAATGCTCGTACGGGATCTTCGGGTGTGGCCATCTCGTTCTTAACGTACTTGATAAGCTTTTTCTCAATCCAATTTTGAACGGCAACATTAGGCTCAAGCCATCGATATGCCCGATCAACGGAGGCTTTTGTCTCGGGCATTCTGGCAAGCTCTTCAGCCGGATACGTCCGGTTCATCTCTTCCAGTGTTTCTTTTGCCGTGCGATTACCCGCCCCGGTACGGGGAATAAGGTAGTTCAGACC